TAGTTTATGGAAGTCTTTGTTATATATCTGCCTTATTGTTTTCTCCTATTATTTATTTGATGTATTGCGGGCACACTGGCCGAAAATAAAACAGTTATGGCGAAGGGTATTCAAACTATAAACCTATATACCGCTATTGAGCAGATGAAGCAAATTTCCGCAGATGGTGACACTTTTTCTATAACATTTAGAAAGTACGATCGTCAGCGGAGATCTGGCGGGGATTCGGTTAGGTTGAAATATGCTAGATTACGGCCTAAAACATCGGATGCAGAGATCGAAAATTCTAGCTATAAATTATTTCTAACTGATACAGAAACAGGCAAACCGCTAAATTGTTGGCAAATACTTGTTACAGAGTTCAACGGGATCAAAATTTACGTTTAATATGGAAATCAGAAGAACAGGCAATTTCGGATTTATAGATACAGGGGAAGGACAATTAATTTCCTTTGCCATGGGGAAGGGCTGGGCGCCTTCTTCTATTAATTTTAGTAGGCCGGATAGTTGGCAGACTAAGAAAATAAGAGTTAATGGAATTGATATCGTGCCGATGGGTGCTAATAACGACTTACCAGGAGACGTACAGCGTTTACTAGATAATTTCTATGGTGGGGAAGGTATCATGGGAAAAATACAGGGCCTACAATGGGGAGAAGGGCCGCGTTTTTTTGAAGATGCCATCGACGAAGGAAATAATAAGTTTTATCGGAAATGGATACTAGATGATAAGATCCAGGAAGATTTAGAGCGCTGGGATCATCGCGAGTTTATGTTACGATCCTTAGTTGATCTTATCCACATGCAAGGGTTTTGGACTAAGTTTATTAGAAACCGGGGGCCGCGTATTGGTGCGGCAGGTAAATTTCTAAAATTGGAACATATACCTTATAAAAAATGCCGTTTTGAGTATCCAGACGATAACCACGACTTCCCGCAAAATGTATATGTAGGTGATTGGCCGTTTCCGGATCCTACTAAATTGGCTAAATATCCGGTTTTTAATCCGGCGGATCCCTTTAGATATCCGGTATCAGTTGGATATTTCAATATCTATTCTTTTTGTAAGGACTTTATTAGTACGCCGCGTTTCCTCGGTGCTTTCCCTTGGCTAGAACTAGCAGGGACGATTGCCCCTCTATTAGCGGCTTATAATGCCAATTCGTCGGCCCTAAGCTTGCATATAGAGAGTCCGCAGGGATATTGGGATGCAGCGGAAGAACGAATAAAAGACATTTGCAAGCGTAAAGGTATTGCTTATTCCGCTAAAATGCTGGAAGACTTCAAAGATGAAGCAATGGAGAAATATGCAGCAGGTGTTACCGGGCGCCAGAATGTCGGTAAATATATGCACACGACTAAATTTTGGAACGCGGAAGCCAATAATTTTGAGGGATGGACGATCACGCCTATCGATAAAAAGATAAAAGATTATATCGAGAGCCAGATAAAAATAGCTAATAAGGCGGACGCCGCGGCAACTTCTGGTTTCGGGCTGGATCCGGTTTTATCAAACCTTATCATGGAAAATAAGTTATCTAGCGGATCCGAGAAACTTTATTCTATAAAGGTTTATAATGCCAGCGAAACGGCCATACCCGATATGATACTTTGTAAACCACTGATGCACTACATACGTGCGAACTTTCCAGGAAGTAAGACGCAAATAGGACTTTATAGAAGTATTGTCAATGCAGAAGAGAACGTTTCACCAAGTAGCAGAGTAAAAGAAAATGCGTAAGCTTTTTGCGTCAGACATACCCAAAGAATCGGAATTACCTTTGCATATCGATTCAGGGCCGGAAGAAACTACGGAAGCAGCAGAACAGCCAGGTAAACATGTGCAATGTAAAAGGATGAAAGGTCGTCATTTTGATAAACGTGTAAAAAGCGAGCTTGCATTAGAAAAGGAATTGCCCTGGCATTTTGAACCGGGATGCTCCTATCACTGTATCAGCTTTGGGGATGTGGATAGCTTAACTTATTTACGGGCCATAGTCAAACAGCAGAAGATCGAGTATTGTCTGATTTCTACCTGGTGTATGGCTATCACTGATGCAAAGGAAATTGAAAATTGGATTGAGAAAGGATATATCGGGAGAATTGATTTTTATGTGGGTGAGATCTTCCAGGGAAGTTATTCCGGTGTTTATTCCTATTTAAAGGATGTAGCAAAAAGAAATAATGGTCGGATCTGCATATTCAAAAATCATAGTAAAGTAATGGCCGGTTTTGGGGAGCATTTCGATTTTGTTATCGAAAGTTCAGCAAATATCAATACAAATCCCAGATGTGAACAGGCTACAATAACGATCGATACCGGACTATCCTGTTTTTATAAGGACTTTTTCGATGAAGTTAATAGCTTTAACGAAGACTTTGAAGGATGGAGTAAGTATGAATTTAACCAGAATAAGAAGTGATGAAAACAATCTTTGATAAAAACAACAATGGTACGTCGGAACTCGTTGAAGCGCTAGGGATGATTGATGCTGCAACCGATTTCTCTAAGTGGAAACCTTACATACCATTAAGTGTAAGACGTTTAACGGCTATCGTAGGGCCGGAAGTTTACGACAAAGTAGTAGAATTTTATCATTCTACGGAACCAGATCCAAAAACAGAAGAAAAATATAAAACTCTTCTTCTGATGATGCAACAGTCCATAGCTTTATTTACCTGGATCAAGATTATACCTACACTGGACGCGCAACACGGGAACGCTGGCCGGCAAAAGCGATTAGGTGAACATGAAAAGGGACTTACTGCCATACAGGAATATAAAGACGAAACAAACATCCTTAATCTGGCTTATGAATCGATAGACGCTTTGATCGCTTATTTAGATAAAGAGAACTTCGATTTCTGGTTGAAGTCAGAGAAGAAAAGAGCTATAAATCAGCTTTTAATAAGAAGTAAAGAAAAATTCGATATTTATTATATGATTGGAAGTCATCGTCTTTTCTTAACTCTTACGCCGATTATCCGGGAAATGCAGGATCGTTATATTATTCCAATCATCACGCGGAAGCGGTACGAACAGTTACTTTTAGAGAATGAACTAGGAGAAGACTTTAACGATGCGGTGTGCAGGCCTTTAGCACTTCTAACGATGCAAAAGGCAGTTGAACGTTTGCCTGTTGAAGTTCTTCCAGATGGGGTAGTCCAGGTACAACAGGCCGGAACTGTTAAAGAAAAGATTAAGGCCGAAGCCGAAGCCAGAAAAGCAGTATCTAAAAGCTTGGGGGATGATGCGGAAAAAGATCTTATAGCATTACAAGACTTTATCGCTACTATTGAAGCCGAACCGGATGAACCGGATTTATATTTACCTAAAGCAACTATACAATCTAAAGGTATAACGTTTTAGTATGCAGGAATTTACGTATAATAATAGAACAAGGAAAATCCCGGAAGATCTGGAAGAACTTTCGCCGGAACAATATTATCGATATTTAGAACTTGTGATAATGATGAATACCGGTAATATTTCACCTTTTGAAATGAAATGCAAGCTTATTTCTTTACTCTTAAATATGAAGTATAACTTTGTAATGTGCAGGGAATCAGTCGTTAAAGAAATAAATGCCCAGCTGGGCAAAATGGATTGTTTTTTTGACATAAAAGAGGAAGGGGATAATGTAATTTATGATCCACATATTAAGACGGGCCGTAATTTGCTACCATTATATAAAGGCTGGATAGGCCCAGAAGATATGCTTAATGATATTACATACGGGCAATTTGTACAATGCCTGAATCTGGTTAGGGCAATGGAAGTAACCAGAAGGGATAAGGATAACGGGCAAGCAGATTATTTAATGTCTGAATTTGGTAGGATACTTTATAAGAACGAAGATCCCAAAGCCGGGGAAATACCGCCGCTAGTATGCTTTCATTCTTATATTTTCTTTTGTGCGGTATGGGAGTTGATTTGCACCGTTCCTATCCCGATAAATGGCGAGGAAATCAATTTTTCTATTTTATTTCAAGAACAAGGGGAAAAAAGAATTGATGATAAAACGGGATGGATAGGGATCTCTTTTGAAATCGCGTCTTCTGGTGTTTTTGGCAATGTGAAACAGATTAATGAAACCCCCTTTTGGGACATTTTACTATATCTGTATAAATGTCGTTTTGAATCTTTACACAATAAAAATAGTAGATAATGAAAACAAGTGATGCAGCAAAGCAGGCCATAGGGACTTTTGAAGGCTTGAAATTGAAAGCGTATCGGTGCCCTAGCGGAGTCCTAACAATTGGGTACGGTCACACTAAAGGAGTGTATGAAGGTATGCAAATAACCAAAGAGCAGGCACTAACATTCCTTGCTTTGGATTTAGCGGATGTTGAAAGGAATCTTAATACCCGTTTCCCCTTAATAAGTCAGAATAAATTTGATGCGATGATAAGTCTTTCATTTAATATCGGGATCCAGGCATTTAATACATCCACTTTGTATCGTAAAGCAAAAGTGAACCTAAACGATCCGAGTATTCGGGTAGAGTTTATGAAATGGGTACACAGCAAAGGAAAAGTACTTCCTGGGCTGGTAGAGTGTAGAACATGGGAAGCAAACCTTTATTTTTCTTAGCCATGGTAGATCTACAAGAGTATGAAAATTATTGGAACGGGATTCGTGATCGAATCCCGGCCATAAAAAAAGTAATTCCGGCTACCTTTGAACCGGATATGGGGAATGTAGTACAGGGGCTTAAACCGGAAGAACTTCCAGTACTGTTTTTCATTATTCCTAATGCACAAGGGAAAAGTAAAGACGTCGATAATATATCAGAAGCAAATCTTTGTGTTATTCTGATAATGGATAAGACGGATCCACAAAGGAAGAAAGCTTATCAGGTGCAAAAGGAAATACAACCTATCGCAGAAAAGATAAAAAAATGTATTCTGGAAGATAAAGCTATCGGATGCCATCTATTTAAAAATCTGGATTTATCCAGTTTATCAACAATCCCAGAAGCTAGTTTTTATTCGATTTTTGCAGGGTGGAGCATAGCTTTTCAATTTGATACGGAATGAATGAGGAAGATCTAATTAAACAGGAATTTATACGGGAAAATATCGAGAGAGACTTCCGGGCTATTTTTGAAGCACAACGTTTGATCGCTTTAGAAAGGATATATAGTCGTGCCAGTTATTCCCAGACAGGGCAGAACCTATCACAAAGAAGATCTGGCGAATTATTGAAGGCTTTACAGAATCCACGTTATAGTATGGAGCTTGCCGGCACTGGTGTTATTGCAACTTCTAATATTCCGCTTTATATTCGTTTCCTGGATATGAAAGCACACGGGAACTATGCCATCTATAACCGGCAAATATGGGGTATCCTTTATAACAATACCCTTATGAATATTCGTGACGGGTACGGGAAAGAAGTACGCGACCGCATTTTTGCCCAACTACAAGGGGCTTTCCCATAGTATTTTAAAGGCCAAACGGCCTTTTTTTGTGTCCTTTACCTTCGTAATTGGGCTGTTTACCTTTGCTTTAAAATATAAGGTCATGGGAAAATTACAACCGGATTATATCACCTGGACACTATCGCTGAACGCTGGGGGATTACAAAAAGAAATCCTAAGAACAAAGAATAATAGTAAGGATCTTAAGGACGAAAATAAACTCCTTAAAGAGTCCATGAAGGAACTTACTTTACAAGGGAAATACCAAGGTAAGGAATACCAGCAACTAGAAGCAAAACTTAAGGCGAATAATCGCGCTATCGGGGAAAACAACGAAAAAATAAAGCAGTGTGAAAGCCGCTTAAGCAATGTAAATAAGTCGTATGCACAATTATCGAAACAGGCGAAGAAATTGCAGTCTGATTTAGATAATACGGTGAAAGCACTGCAACCGGAAGAATATGCCCGGCTAGAAACTGAACTGGCGAAAACAAAAGCTGCAATGGAACAGCTTAAGCCTAGAACGGAAGCCGTGAAAGAATCTTTCTTTAGCCTTAGTAAAATGAAAGCTACCGTAGTCGGTTTCTTCGTGGGAATAGGCGCTAGTATTAGTTCATTTTTTACTAACGCTATTTCAAATGCGAAAGAATGGGTGAAAGAAGGAACGAAACTGGCGGCTAATGCTGACGGGGTAAGACATGCTTTTGAAAAGTTGAACCGACCGGGGCTTTTGGATGATTTAAGGAAAGCGACGAAAAACACTGTTAATGATCTGGAATTAATGAAGGCGGCAGTACAGGCAAAGGATTTTCGGATCCCGCTTGAAGATCTGGGGAAATACTTGCAGTTCGCGCAAATGAAAGCACAACAGACTGGGCAATCGGTTGAATATATGACTAATTCGATTGTTACAGGTTTAGGCCGTAAGTCGCTTCTTATATTGGATAATCTGGGCTTATCAGCCGCCGAAATAAATGAAGAAATTGCGATAACGGGGGATCTGATGAAAGCAGTTGCAAATATTGTAGATCGGCAGTTATCCAAAGCCGGTGAAAACTATGTTTCAGCAGCCGATAAAGCCGCACAAAAAACGGCAGAACTGCAAAATCGACAAATGGAAATCGGGCGTCTTCTTCTTCCTCTAAAATCTGCATGGGGGAACTTATTTCATACGGTTAAGATAGGTTTTGCAGATGCGACAGTATGGGTACTACAACACAAGGACAGTATTATAACGGTCGTGTCAGTACTAACCGGGCTTATCGTTGTCTATAAATCCGTCACATTGCTTCAAAAAACTTGGAATGGGCTCTTAATGGTGGGCAAAGCTATTAATCTGGCTTATACCTCAATTATGGCTTTACAGGCTGGTAATACTCTTCGGAGTGCGGCGGCTATGAGACTGTATAATGCTTCGGTAACATCTAACAATGTAATAGTAAAGGCGTGTACTGCATCTACTTATTTGTTTGCCGCAGCAAAAGCCGTTCTCACTGGAAACATTGATAAGGCTCGGATAGCGATGCAGGCTTTTTATGCACTTACCAAAATAAGTCCATTAGCCATACTAATAACCGTAATTGCAGCTATTACGTACAAACTAACATCTTATAGAAGGGAATTAACAGCAACGGAGAAAGCAGAACGTAGTTTACTTAAGATCCGGGGAGAGGCGGCAGATTCCGTGGCTTCTGAACATCGAGAATTGAACACTCTTTTAGGAATTGCCCGAAATGAAAAGATTAGTAAGGAACAACGCATTGCAGCAATTAAGCAGCTAAATGAATTAAGCCCGGAGTATCTGGGTAACTTGACTTTGGAAACAATCAATACCAAAGAGGCTACAACGGCATGTAAGAGCTATGCGGATAACCTATTGTCTCTTGCCAGGATTCGATCTGCCAATTCCAGACTAGAGGAAATCCAGCAGGAAAAACGTGCTCTGCAAGATCAAAGAAAGGATATTAATGCTAATCGTAATCTTTGGGATAGTTTTAAATTAGGGCTTGCAAAAGGTTTTAATTCGTTATCCGTAGCAGTAAAGGGCTATTCTGATACCTGGTCTGATAATGTCATTAATGATTATTTCGGCAGGGAATTTAACCGGATACAGGAACTTTCAGAAGAGGAACAAAAATTAACGGATGAGATTAAAACGTCACAGGAAGATATCATTAAGGTTAATGCTGAATCTACCCAAAAAGAAAAGGATCTAGTAGCAGCTAAGAAGGAGGAAATAGCGCAAGCCGAACGCGAGATCGCTTCAACCCCTGCACTTTTGAAAGCAAAAAATAAAAAAATAGCGAAGCTAAAAGAAGAACTTGAAGCCTTGCAGGATCTCGGAGTAAATAAGAAAAAGAAACCAGGTGATTTTAATTCAGAAACAGATAAGGCTTTGGCTGGTTTGGATAATAAACACGATCAGGAGCTCTTAAAGATACAGGAGGCTAAAGAGAAGGAACAACAGACGGAAGCACAATATAATAAAGCGGTACTGGCAGAGGATCAGCGCTATTATACGGAACGCTTGGAAGCACTTAAGAAACTGGATAAAACCACCGCAAAGACAAAATTAAAAACGTTGGCAGAAATCCAATCTAAAATAACGGAAAGCAATAAAAAACTCCTAGAAAACCAGAGGAAGCAGGATGAAAATGAAATTTCACTGTTAAAGGAACAAAGGGATAAAAAATTACTTGTACAAGAATCCGTCTACAAAAGTACTAAGACAAAAATAGAACTGGATTACGCTAATCAAAAGATTACGCAACAAACCTGTGATATGCTTTTGTTGGCCTTAGAAGAAACAAACACTAGGGAACGTCTTAATATACTTAAGAACTATCAAACCGAAGTAGGTAAAACAGAAATACAGACAGGGAATGTAAAGGTTACGGTTGTAAAAGAAGCTGGGCAGGCGGTTTTAGAAGCTGAACTGGCTAACGCCCAGAGCCGGGCAAAACAGCAGAAAGAAATAGAATCTTTACTTTCTTCTTTCAAAAAAGAATTTAGCTTAACGAATTTGCCTGATGAAACAGATCTGCAATTAAAAGTACTAGACGCATCTTACCAAGCACGTTTGCAGATAATACGGGATTCGCTGAAACAGGAGCTTATTACGAAAGAACAAGCAGCAGCACAAGAAAAAGCCCTCAACGAAGCAAAGAGTACGGCAGAACTTAATATTGTCAAAGATGCAGAAAATCGCAAAAATGGGATTCTTGAAAAATATGGCTTGGCAGGATTCCAACAGCGTTATAATATGCAGATGGACGCCTTACGGCGTGAAAAACAGCAGGGCTTAATCAATGCCAAAGACTATGCAAAAGCTGAAAAGCAAATTAAACTTACAGCATGGAAAGAGGCTTTCGATTATTTTTCAGGTTTATTCGGTGATGCGATTACCGCTTTGCAAGATGCGGAAATCGCCAATATGGAGGCTAAATATGACGTAGAAATCGAAGCAGCGCAAGGAAATGCCGAAGAAGTAGAACGTTTAGAGAATGAAAAGGCCGAGAAAAAACTAGAAATTGAGAAAAAATACGCAGATGTACAATTTGCTGTAAAAGCTAGCCAAATCATAGCTAATACCGCTATGGCAATAATGACCGCTATGGCACAATTAGGGCCGATAGCCGGGCCGATTGCAGCCGCATTAATGGGAGTGACCGGCGCCGCCCAGCTTGCTGCCGCCAATTCGGAGCGCCAGAAGGTTAAGAATATGACTTTAAACAACAGTAGCAGTTCTTCTTCTACTGGTGCCGAAAGAGTCGTGAATCCGTCTTCGGGATACAGCGAAGGTGGATATACTGGGGATGGTGGCCGTTATGAAGTTGCCGGGGCGGTTCATCGTGGAGAATATGTCGTACCAATACCGGAGATGAAAAATAAGCGGGTATTTAATATGGTGAAGGTTATAGAAAGTATCCGGCGCCAACGGACGGTAGCAAATCCGTTACCGGGATATTCAGAAGGTGGGCACGTTCAAGATCAATCGGCAAATCAAGTCAATTGCCCGGAACTGATAAAAGCGGCTGAACGGCTTGAAAAAGCTTCGGAAAATTTGGGTAAACCAGCGAGAAATTATGTACTCTTATCCGATATAAATGATGCAGAGGAAATTAAATATAAGTCAGAAAAACCATTTACAAGGGGGGATAACTAATGGCATTAACTATTAAGACGCAAAAGGGAATATATGATGTTCCAGGTGATTTCCAGATGGAAGTCGAAATTACTTCTCCTATTTACACGGATAAAGGAAGCCAAACGTTAGCATCCACATTGCCAGGGACTAAACGTAATCTTTATCTGGTTGATTACATACACCGGGAAGATATAGTAAATGCGCCGGGGAAAGACGTAATGGCTATTATTGCCGATGGTATTTATCGAAGAACGGGGAAACAAAATATAACGTCAGCCAGTAGGGAAAGCGGTGTAGTAGCTAATTTTGGTTTTGATGAAAGTTTGATGTATGAAGCTTGGAATAATGTTTCATTGAAGAAATTACCCGGACTACCAATATATAAGCCGGAAGGAGGAATAACCGTATTAATGAATCACTTAAGCGATGTCATGCGCTATTATGTGACAGCAGATTATTATGTTTTCCCGATACAGGTGAAGGCTGAATCTTTGAATGATGTTGTTTATCCTGAATTTATTAACCCCATAGAGAAAGTTAATCACGATGTCTATGATTTAAAGAAAAATGCCCGTACTGAAAAAATGGTACTTTCTGGATCATTAGTAGATGTAAAATTACCCGCTGGGTATGGGATATCTCCTTTTATAAAGGTATCTAGGATATTGGAACTGATTTTTTCGGCCTATGGTTTCAAATTGATAGAGAATCCTTTTGCCACTCATTATCAACTTAAGAAAATGGTAGTGCTTAATAATGTGGCGGATGCAATTGTTCAAGGGCAGATAGAATATAAAAATATGATGCCGGACTGTTCCGTAAATGATTTTTTAGACGCTTTATTTTGTAGAACTGGCGCTAAAGTCTTTGTAGATGGTAATACCAGAACGGCCAAAGTTATACTTATGAAGGATGCTATTACGGCATCATCTTTCGCAGATTGGACGCTGTTTAAATCGTCGGATCTAGTTCCTAGTTATGGGGCGGCGAAACAGTTGAAATTATCCGCTGGGACTTCATTTGAAGGTGCAGACGTTGAATGTGATTCTTTTGAAGAGTTTTTGGATCAATATAAGGGTATTGTTACGGAAGTTAAGAATACGGCTCCCGGATATATACCGGATGATGTGTATGTCTGTTATCAAGCTTCTACCGGGAGATACTATAAGCGTAATGTAATCACTAAAAATGTGTCGATGGTATCAAGTGATTTTTTTCCATGGGACAAGAAGACTACAAACGTCGAGTATGAAGAAGTAACAGGGGCGGATGAATGTTTGCCTATGGCCTTTACTAATGGATTCCTAGTGGGGCAGTATCTTGCAGGAACGGTTAATCTGAATACTACTCTTAGAGGGGCAAAAGTTGAAGAGCAGAAAGAAGATACACCTTTATGTTTTTGTTTTGCGATGGGGCTTGCAACGGATGAAAAGGGAAATTCTTCTGGATACTACTTTGGGAGCTCTCTTTGCAGGGATCCAGCAGGTAACTATTTTCGTGATCGAAGTGGTAATACTTATAATTGTTCATTAGTTTTTCGTGGGGATGATGGTGCATTTAATCGCTTTTTCAAGGGCTGGGATGCAATTCTAAGACATTCTAATCATACTCTTTCTGGTAAATTTAATCTGGATCGAATAAACTTAACTAAGATAGATACCGGACGCCCACTTTCAATATCCGGTCAAAAAGTTATGATAGAAAGTGTAAAACACACGATGCCCTACCGGATAAATAAGCCGGCTACTGTAAAATTAAGGACTATCAAACTTTTAAAACCGTATGATCTTGAATCAGAACAAGGTATCGTAGTAATGAAGGCACAGACTACTAAATGGGTGATGGTTTCTTATACTGATAATATCTTTGAAGCTGCAATTAAGGCGGCGGAAGAAAGGTATTATGTAAATTGGAGAGATATTGGAATGGTTGATATTGAAAAAGAAATAGTGACAAGACCGACAGATGAAGAATTTGCGGCATATTTACCACCATCGGAAGAGGATGTGTCTAATGGTAAAACAGTACTTAATACCTACCAAGCCAAGCTAAAATATACCATTGTTTATACTATTGGGGAAGGAATGAATACACACTACAATAAAAGAGATATAGTAGATGATTTAACTTATGAGGCTGGGATACGGGCTGAAAGACGTTAGTTTTTTGTCCTTTATCATAAGGGATAATATCAGCAAATTTGCATTATGGAAAATGGAACGATACTATCTGCACCGGAATTAACGAACGTTTCTGATGCGTTTTTGGAATTTAGGTTATTGCCTGGGAACGAGACAAAGACAAATAACGATTTTTATTCCCTTTTGACAACGCCTAACGTTGAAAGGGATAAATTCTTATCTGGCTGCAAATTGTCACCGATTGTAAATGGAAATATAGTAAGACAACAATTTGAATTATGAGTTTAAGTGCAAATATATCTCCGCGTACCTTGGCTCTATCAGGCAATCCGATCCGACTTGATATTACGTCTTCTTCTCCGGTTACTTATATAATCAGGGACGGGGAAGAAACGGTATTTGAAGGATCCGGGGAAGAAGGTAATTTTTATGTGTTTATTGACGAGATCTTATCGGCCATCCTCGCCCCAATTCGATATACAGGGCAGGAAACAGACATTATTTTGAATACCTCTGGCAATCTAAAGGAATATATTATAAACGTTGCTAATACGGAGGGAGAAAAGAAAGTATTGCAACATAAAGTAATACTAGGGGGAATTAGTAAAAGGGCCATGCGACATCTAAATCAAGAAGGGAGTAATATTTTTACTTTTAAGCTACTTAATGCAGCCGGTAATTTTTTTATGTCTACCAGATCGGAAACACGTATCCTAACGATCCGGGAGACTGAAATACGTCCTTTATTGTTTATTGCCCCCAAAACAGCTTTTACAGTTACGGTATCGGGCGGGATAAGCAAAGAAATAACCGGCTTAGTAGTGGGTAAATGTTATGCGCTTAATTTGGATTCCCTACGGAGATACTTCTTTGATAATGAAAATATACTGGCTAGCCAATTTATTGTAAGCACCGATGAAGGTACGGCAGTTACTATCATAATTATTCCGGCAGATGTGGCGAAAGAAAGGTATTATCTTGAATTTCTTAATTCTTATGGTGCCTATGAATGTATAGATGTTACCGGAAAACCAACTTTAGACCAGGATAGCGGAGAAGAAGAAACTTACGGGAAATATGATGAATTAGTAAATGATTACATTGAATCTCGTGAACGTGTGCGAACTGTAGATACCATTCATGTACAGACCGGTTTTAAGACAAGTAAAGAACTTATGTTTCTTCTTGATATGCTTTCTAGTGACGATATCTATTTGCTAGGATATGAGGATCGGGAAATAAAAGTAAATGCTTCGGCTGATAGCTTGGCGGTTGCTAAGACGATGGATCAACCTCAAAGTTTACCTATAACATTAAGGTTTGCTGACTCTGAAAGACATTTCACACAGGCATTACAAGGGGCTGATTTTGATAATCCGCGTATTCATACCCAGGAATTTAGTAAAGAATTTAATTGATGGCTGATAATTTACAGGACATAATAGATTCGTTAATCGATCATATTGATAAAGCCATTGCAAAAGGCAGTGTAACGAATCAGCAAGTCGCCGCAGTTTTAGACTTTTTGAACGAAAGGCTTAAAAAAGCGGACGGGGATAAATATATCCGTAAAGATCAGCCGGATTACACGAATCATATTTTACAACTATTTGACGGACTGGAAATAGGTAAATTCTTTCCTTCTATGACTACCGGAACCGGTGCCGGAATTGATAATAAGGGAAATGCGGAAGTGGAGAGTATGAAAGTACGATCTTTTATGATGATAATGGAGCTTATCATAAATAGATTGTCTTCCGTTGAGTCAGAATTTGTTTTTTCCGAATCTGGTACTATTGATAAAGTTGAAGAGATAGAAGCCAATACCTATTTACTGACTATACGTAAACGATGGGACTTTGATTTTACGGCTTTTGCTTTGCATGATGTTGTTTATGGATCAATCAATACTTTGCTATCAGATGGTAGTTTTTTTACTTCATGGTTTAGGGTGTTATCCGTTGATGTCTCTGCAAACCAATTAACGGTAGCAACATACCCAGACGATGAAGTACCAGCAGGAAAAAACTTTGCGCCCACTAACGGTATGAATATTTGTCGTCGTGGTAACGCTATTAATGAAGATCGGCAGAGTTGCTGGTATATTAGTAGTTACGAAGGATGTATTATGTATCTGGAAGGGGTGACTAAACCTATTTTAGAAGAAAGTAACTATTATCTTTCATTAGGAAAGCCGAAGCACTTAGAACTATTTAACGGTCTTCCTATTAATTATAAACATCCGTACTTATTTGCTAGAGGTGCCATAATACAGGATCTTATAAGAATAGACTTTCAGGGTAACCCGATCTATGAAATTGTAGATCTGGGCATTTGGGAACCGCGAGGCATATATATACGTGGATATAGCGAAGAACAGAATAAGTATATACAGCACCAAATCTGGTATAAGTCATGTTGCTGGCGGTGTGTATCTGACGCTGCGACGGTAGGTTTACCGCCTAGATGGAATAATACACAGTGGGTATGTATTGTGGGAGATAGTAATTTTAAACTAGAAATTACTAGCACGAAAGGGCGTTTTTTCCGTTTTGGGCAAGAATATACACAGCTTGGATTTATTCTGACACATGGGGACATGGATATTTCTGTAGATGCTTCACAGGTTGAATGGACGCGGGAAAGTGATTTATTGGAAGAGGATCTATTATGGAATATCGAACATGCCGAAAATGCTAATACCGTAGATATAACGCCGTTGGATATGCCTACAAACTGGTATGAAGCCAAAAAAGTAGTTTTTCGCTGCAAAATATCAATCCGGGATGGGGAGGAACTGAAATCTTTTAGTACAGAATTTAAAATAAATAATAAGTTATGAAAACAGCATCAGCCTATATTTTGTATACACCTTTGGATATCTCTTTGCTTATGCTAGAGGTAGGGGGAAATACAACGCAGAATAAAAGTAATGTTACGGGTGAGTTTGATCCTGACAGAACTTTGTTCCCGCTTGTACTTCGACCTAGTTTAGTAATAAAGGATCCAGATCACGTTTTAGATGATGGCGATCATACTAAGAAGTTGATAGATAATCGCTGGTACATTGGTACGAATGAAAACGGTTCCCGTATAACAAAGGATACCGACGGTTTTGTTTTGGGGCAATATGGGGAATTGACTGTAAAACGTAACGTGGAACCTTCTGTACCGCTTTCCCTGTTTTTTACGTGTGCTTATATTGACAGCCGTACACAAAACACTTTTCGTAAATCGTTCCTGGTTACACTTACTACAAATTTAACGACAGAACTTAATTTGAGTTTGGAAATAGATGCAGCGCGCAAAATGCCTATAAGTCCTTTTAAATCTGTTTCAACCCGAACGATTAAGGCAACTTTTCGTAATGGTGAGAACATTGTAGCGGATGCGGACGCCGTTTATCTTTGGAAAGTACGGGATTCAGTTACCAGGCAGTTAAGGGCAATAACGGCAGACGATTTATTTTATGTATCCGGGCTGAATACTAAAGCTCTGACGATTGATCGTCGGTTTATAGATAAAGAATTGATTCAGTTAGAAGCTTATCACCGGGCGGATAACAGCCGGAAGGTTTACGTACAGACTAAAATATTCCGTTGGTACGGGCAATGGGATGAACGGGAAGTGATTACACGCGGCAAGTTTGTAAGGCCCGATACTAGCGAGATAGAAGTACGTGCTTTTGTTGATTCACCCAAAGGACAGATTATAGATCCGCAAAACTATTTTGATATGACTCACATATTTACTACAAATGAGAAGGGAGCACCGCAAACAGTGATCGGGTATGGTGAAACCGTAGTAGTGCCAGCCAGTATCGTAGGTAAGGATCCGAATGTAAGGCCGGTTTTTGGCGTGGAAGTGTTTGAAAGAACGGCTTTAAGGCCTATGATGATAAACGGTAAGGCAGTAGTTATTAACGGCAAGATAGCCACAATTAGTATACCTAAAAAATGAATGTGAAAATGTACTCGGTACCCGAAGCGATAGTTTCGGAACTGAACTTGAAGGATTATCGGCAGAGTGACGGGAAAGGGAATTATTTATTATCATCTCGTGATTTACGCTGTTATGGGATTGATAAAGCCATCTCGGAAGGTGCTGTATTAGTACAGGCGAATGAAGAAAAGCAAAAGTTTAATAAATAAATAGTAACGTTATGGATATAAGTGCAATAGATACGCTAGAAGCTATTATCGACGGTGATACCGTTGTTCCTGGCATGAATTTCGTTTTACCGGCTGGTATCGGGAAGACTCAATATTACAACCCTTCTACAAAAGCATGTACGCCGGATTATGCAAAGGCGGCAAATCAGATCATAATTTACCCGGCCTGTTATTCTTCTGGTAGCGGTAAATTTTTAATACCGTCTTCGGCGGACATGATGTGGTATTATGATGATCCGAATACAACAGCCGCGCAAATATTGGCGGCAAAGGGTGGGGCTATCGCTGATAAATATAAGACATTGTTTCAAAAAACGACTTATACAGTGAATAATCAGACGTTCCCCGCATTAAAGATTATAGGCAACTTGGCGGCGGCAGATAGTTTAAATGATGTCTCTATTTATTTCAAATCAAAGTTTAACGATATGGAAATAACCTGCCATGGTACAATAGCGATAAAAGAAAGTGTGGGAAGCCTTTTCGATATTCTGATAAATAGCGTAAATGAAGATGGAGTAAATGATACGGTAATTGATAATGATAGCGAATACTTGGTACTAACTGCATCTTTACAGGATAGCGGTTTGGATGTGGCTGCGACTGGATCTTGGGGATGGAAGAAAGCAACATCCGGCGGTTTGGTTGCGGTAAGTCATGTTTCTGGTGTTACTGAATTGTCTAATGCAAATAAGACACTGAAACTATACGACGGTGCAATAGAAGGGACGGAAGAATACTTCGCCTGTGTTATCCATAATGGTGTGACTTATCAGAAAGGAATACAGGTAAGCGATACACATGATCCTTTTTATATTAATATTGGGCGTAATCAAGCTAGTAATATGGTGAAGGAAAGCGATACTATCGTTTATACTCCTTCCGTGTTAGCGAGATCTTCGCGAGCAGTACAGGCGGGATGGAATTTTTCTTTTACTTTAAGAGATAATAACGGTAATACCGTCAGAAGCGCAACTGCACAAACATTTCAGGTAACAGGAAGTGAAGTACATGCTAAGGCTGGACTTATAACACATATCATAGCGCGTAAATAATATGGATGTATCAGCCTTTGATAGTTTAATTCCTTATCCTAAAGATGGTAAGGATGGGATAGGGGAACGGGGCCCGTTACCTTATCCGGCTGGAATTTTCCAGTCTGATGTTTCATATACGGCCACGAAGGATACAACGCCAATTGTTTATTATAAGATTGGAAAGACCTTTTATGTAATGAATAAGGCGGTAACAGTAAAGGGGCTTGATCCGGCGGATGATTATGCGAAGAATGGAACAAATGCAACTTGGATCCCATTTGAAAATTATAAAGCTGTGTTTACTGAAATACTAATGGCTGAATTTGCGAAATTGGCTTCTGCCGTATTCTGGGGAGACGATATGTTTTCTCAATATGGGAGAAATAGTAAAGGGGAACTAACGGAAGATTATAGCCAATTTGGTAAATCAGATTTTTCCCCTAGGCTGCAAATTAATTTTAAGACGGGAGATATTTTTTGTGAATCATTGACTACTAAAGGGGCGAATTATAATAAGTTGATAGCCGCTGAATATAACGATAAAGGTAATTATATAACGAATTGGGGGATGCCGGATGCGGGTAGACCTAATAAGAGTAATTATATTTATAACACGAAATCTGGGGATATTTTAGCAATGTTAGGGCCGGAATATCTTTTAAGTCCATCTGGTGAGTACTACAATCCATGTGCCAATGTTGAATTTATGATGGTACAGAAATTTGCAGGGGGAAGTTCTGATATAGTTAGGATTAGCACAATTGGGCAAGTTGCAGTATTGTTAAATGGCATATATTGTAAAGATATAGAATTGTACCCGGCTACTTTTGTTAAATTCTTATATAAAGAGGTTCCGGGGGAAGCTGGTAATATATACTATCATATAATAAATAGTGGTGATTTTGATATCGTAACCGTCGGATTAAGTAAGAAGGTGGTAGCGAAACATCGATCGTTTTAAGAGATGAATATTAATTTATACAATAGATTTTATGAATGGAGTTGATTTAGCAAATGAGCTCGATAACTTAAATGTTGTCGATGAAAATGACCTTATTCTAGGTTATAGTAAAGCGGGCAAGAAATTTGGCTTTGTGCCGGTTTCTTTTGTAACTAACGGTGGCTATGCTTGTAGGCGCTGGAATATAAATAATAGTAGCCCAACCGGTGAAGCTGTCGGGAACTTGGACTATTTGCGTAATTTGCCCTCTCTTTTGGGGCTGGGATGTTATCTGGTAGATAAGAATCACGGGCGGCGAAAACTAGATCCGACGAATCATTATAAATTCGCTACGGGTGAAACTGCGAAGCTTGACGGTACAATGGGGGATTATATGTGGGGATGGTCTACAAAATGGTATTATGCTTGGTGGGTGGAAGGCAATTATTATTATGAAGCTGCAAGCCTTAAACCTATTCCGGGCCGATATAATTATGTGATACCGGTTGCATCTACTTCGGCGCTGGGTGTTGCCATTGTCGATCGGGAAAATAACGAACTTGTTAGTGTGGTTAATGAAAGTGCACGTTATCGAGGTGGAAACAATGACGCGGCTAAAGATTCGACTTACAAAACATTGTTAGGCCGTGCGGCCACAGGCTTAAGCGCGGAAACTTTCGGATCTTATGCCAGGAAGAAGGGCGAAGGCTGGGAGGGATATTGGTATGCTCATTCTGGGATTATTGGGGCTCTATTTCGTATCATCTTTGGTACTCGTAATGTACAATCGGCTTATAATGCGAATAAAGACAGTAACGGACTTTTCCAGGGCGGTTTAGGTAATGGTGTTACTGGTGCTAGTGCTTGGTGGACTGATGCAGATAAATATAATTATTACCCTTTTTTGCCAACTAGTGCAGGCGTTGAACTGGCTGATAATTGCGGTGTTTCTAATTATGCGGTTAAAGGGGCTGACGGATCAACGGTTTACACAGCGCCTATACCGTCCTTTTTGGGGCTTAAAAACTTTTTTGGTTATATGGGCCGTTGGGGGCGTGGTGAACTTATTAGTAAAAAAGCGGATGGTAGCGGTGATATGTATATTGTACCTCGTCTACATTCGACGTATAGTATGAGTTCTCTTACCGGTCTTACTAAGGTTGCGTCTTTCCCAAAAGCGGCTGTTGCGAGTACTTGGGAATATACAAAACAATTAAGTATGCAAAATCTTTGTCATACTCCTACGCTGACGGGTGGAACAACTAGTACTTATTATGCTGATGGTTTTTATAATGATAACGCTGTTTCCGGCCTTCGTGTGCCTT